TATCCTTCAATTAGCAATGCAGAAAATTTAGATAAAGAAACTAGAGATATGATTAAACCATATCCTATTCTTCAAAAAGCTGAAACTATTGTAAATTGGGCTACAGCGGTTGATGTGTTTGGTAAAACAGTTCTCAAATATGTAATCGTTAAAGGCTACTCAGAAGATTATTCTATTAATGAATTTCATGCTGCGCGTGTCCCTACAGTATGGGTACATGAATTAAATGAACAAGGTAATTATCAAATTAGAAAGTTCATGGGAACTACTAAAGATAATGGCGATCAAACATTAAAAGTAGGTGGTATTGGTGAAAAATTACAACAACCATTGCCATCAGGTCATTTTGAATTAATTGAAACATTTGATAACATCCTTAATAATGGTGAGCCTTTAAAGCATATTCCTGCATGGCCCGTTAATGGTAACATAGAACCTATTATGCCATTATTAATGCCTATCGTAGATAAAGAGATTAGTCTATATAACAAAATTAGTAGACGTAATCATTTACTCTATGGTGCAGCAACATATACACCAGTTATTATGTCAGATATGCCTGATGAGCAATTTGACGAAATTGTAGACGCTGGGTTAGGGTCTTGGATAAGATTACGCCAAGATGATAAAGCAGATGTCTTAAGAACACCTACAGAAGCATTACAAGATATGCAGAAAGCTATTGAAGCATCTATTGATGAAATGGCTAAACTTGGTATTAGAATGCTCACTACTGAAAATGAACAATCAGGTATAGCATTAGAAATTCGTAATGCTGCACAAACAGCACAGCTTAGTGTATTAAGTACAAAGATATCTAGTACACTAAAACAAGTAATCTGTCTAATGATTAATTGGAGATACGGCTTACAAATTGAGTCGTGTGATATTGTATTCAATCTTTCTGCAGATTTTGATCCAGTGCCTTTAGGTGCTGATTGGTTAAATCTTGTAACACAATGGTATCAGTCAGGGCTATTACCTAGAACTGTTTGGTTGCAAATGTTAAAAGCTAATGATATTTTAGATTCAGAATATGATGATGAAGCTGCGTTACAAGAAGTTAATGCTGATCCTCAGATTATTCCTGCAGCAACAAAGTATAATGACCAATACGCTATGCAAACGGAATCTGGTTCAAAACCTAAACCAATAAAGGAGTAATTTATGGCTAAAAGTGTTAAAAAGAGCATGGCTCTAAAAGGAAATAAAAATGCTGCTGGTAGCCGTGGTGGTGCAACTGCAGGGACTATTGGTGCTCTGTTTGGACCAGTAGGAGCATTTGCTGGCGGAGCCATTGCGGGTATGCATGCTAAGTCTACATATGGTACACCTAATCAAGCTAACGGTGAAAGAGTAATTAGACGTGCAAGACGTGCTAGTGCTACTGTAGGTGGAATAGGTGGGGCAGCTGCAGGAGCTACAAAAGGCTTTTTAAAAGGTGCAGCTATGCTAAGTAGTGAACCAGAGACAGCAGCTATGATGGCTACAGGTGCAATTGTAGGAGGTGCTATTGCTGGTGGCATTAGTTATGCTGCTTCTAGAGCAGGTGCAAGAGTGGTAGGGAGTGGTAAATCTAAATATGCTAAAAAAGTGCCTGTGCTAAAACACGCAAGACATGCTAATTAATTAAAGGTAACACATGATTATTAATAGTAATACACAAATTTATGACAAAACGCTAGATCGCGCAGCGATGATCCGTCTATATGAGAGAAGAGTCTCTGGTAAAGTTGATTTAGTAATTGATGGTCATGTTGTTAGACTAGACAAATTAATTAAAGATGCAGAATTATCAGGAAAAGGCTTTGATAGATTTAAAGAAGCTGTAGACCAAGAATTAAGAAAGACATATAAATCAATTAATAATTCAGTTCAAAAAGATTTATCGTCTCTTGTATCAGACCAACTCTCATATGCTTATCAAAAAGTTGAAGTAGCAATGGGAAAGATATGGCGTACAGAAAGACCTAAAAATAGAATAGCTGAAGAAATCGTTCTGAAAAATCCATTAAGTGAAAATGGAACAATGGAGCAAGGCTGGTCAGGCATTGCTAAGAACGAAAGAATCAGATTAGAAGCAGTTATACGCAAGGGTATAGCTGACGGAAAAAGCGTAGATGAAATAGCTCTACAAGTACGTGCAGGAAATGTACATAATATAACTCGCATGCAGTCGAGAGGCTTGGTAATAACAGCTATCACAGCTGTGTCCTCTCAGGCTGATCATGCAATTTATAAAGCAAATGAGAAAGCGTTACAAGGATGGCAATACGTTGCTGTCCTTGACGCTCGTACTACACCATTATGTGCGCATAGAGATGGTGATATTTTTCCGATCAGTGATACAACTCATTTACCTCCAGCGCATTGGCATTGCAGATCTACTACTGTTCCTGTATTTAAGTCGTGGAGTGATATTGCAAATTTAGAAAGTGTAGCACAAGTAAGACGTAGAAATATTGAGAACTTAACTGATGCTCAAAAGGCTTTTTATGACGGTAACACGCCTCTTAGAGAATCATATAATGATTGGCTCATGCGGCAACCACAAGATGTGCAATTAAGACATCTTGGAGATTATAAGAAAGTTAATATGTTTCAGAGCGGACAACTTACATTAGATCAGTTTACTAATCCTGAAGGTAATTCAATCGGAATTAAGGAATTAAGACGTATGACTGACCCTACGTATACCTTACCTAATGATACACAAAAGTTTGCTAATGCGAAAGCTAAATTAGATGCTATGCAATTACCTATTATGTCTCCAGAAGATTTAATCGGTAATAGTAAATTGATTCAAACATTAAAAGATTATTATCTTTTACAATCAGGCGAATTGGATGGTACTCTATCACTCACAAACTATCGCGGTGCCCTCATACACACCAAGAAAGGTACCAAATCACGCGTACTTAACAGTTTACCAACAGAAGATCAACTCATATTTAACCCAGTCACAGGCCGTTATGAAGATACCAGGCTCTACCAGCCAAACGTCTCCGTTCTAAATAATAATTTAAGACTAACTGAGCAGAGCGATGTATTAAAACCTAGAGATAAAGAATTTATTAAATCATTTAACGAATCCCTTAGTGAAAAGATGGGTGTTAATGAACGCGCTGTTGTTGTAGATAATCTTCGTATTCTATTTACCCGCTTTAGAAATAATGGTGAGCAATGGAATAACTTTAAAGCTGTAGTACAAGGTCAAATTAAATTTGATGTAATGAATGTTTCTGATGCTATTGAAACTCAGATACGTAGTGATATCAACGTATTGAAGAAACTCAAACAAGATAATTATATTGATCCAGTATTAGGCCCAACTCAATTACAAGACTTGCATGATAATTTTATCGATAATATTCGTGCTAAGAATGATTGGGAAGACACTGTATCTCCAAAGATAGCTAGAGAGTTACGTAATGTATTCGATTATAAAATCCCTCTTATCTTAAAGAAAATGCCTAATGGTAAAGATAGACTGACAGAATCGGCATTACAGCAGTTTTATCTTAAATTTGCACATAGATTAAGCATGGCAGACATGCCTGATAGAGACCAATTTGCTATTGCATTAGGAAGAGATTTGTATAACCTTGCTAATATGAATGGTAGCAGACGTAAATGGTATGAAACAGGTATGAAGCTTTTAGAAGCTAAGAATGTCAGGAATTTCTTTGAAGTTGAAACATATGGTGTTCAAAAGCGAAGAATGAAAAGCAGGCTTAGCGGCTCTTTATTTGGACCTTATTATGACACTCTGTCATATAATATAAGAGTTGTAGATCCTCGAATACAAGAATATTCACAGCTCACACGGAAAGTGGAGGTCGGCCTACGTGTTGGCGTAACAACAGAGAAGAACAAACTGGTTTTTCGCGAGGGTTATAAAACTTATTTTATTGACAGAGGTCTCCTAGGCTTAGAAGATACACGTATACCTATTACATCTACCAATAGCTTTTCTGATTTCCCTGAAGAGTTTGTTGATAAGAATATGACAAATGCTTTAAACTGGGCATCTCAGTCTAAATATAAAATTGATAATGACTTTTATGACTTTACACAGAAGATTTTATATTTTGAAGATGATAGAGGTAATGCTAAAAAGTATAATGATTTAAATGAATATAAACACTATATTTCTTCTAGAGGCGATGCATATGAGCGATTTAAATCTATGGATTGGCTTAGAAGTAATGATTACGCTTTTAGTAATCATGCTTTTGTCGATCATCGGGCTAGGATCTATGATCGTGGTCTTATTAGTCCGCAATCAGGAGAGTCATTCCGACCTTTTTTAAATACTGAAGTAGAGAAAGTTCTTGGTGAAGATGGTTATAAAAACTTTAGAGATCAGATAGGCGCGTTCATGGGCGGTCTGAATGATGTATTTGAAGGTAGATATAATTCACTATCATTTACAGGTAGACAAAAGATTGCTGACAAATTGTGGCCAGAGATGGTAGATATTGGTAATAAAATGTTACGTGGCAAGCCAGGTGATATTCGTGCTATATTAGAATCTGATATGGTGCAATTAGTTGAAGGTGAAGAGTTAGGCAAGTTCTTTAGGTTTGCTATGGAAGCGGCTAAGATAGATAATTATCTAAATGAAAAACCACTAGCTGTTATCGTAAAAGGTAATCCTAAGTTTATAAAAGGTAATCCGTTAGCTGATAAGTTTTAT